AGTGGAGCACAATGTAGAGCTTCAACAACAGGAACCGCAAATACAGGCGGTGGTGGTGGTGGAAGAACAGCAACTCCAGGTGGTGCATGTGCAGCAGCTAATGGCGGATCAGGAGTAGTTATGATTAGGTATAAGTATCAATAGGAATTAAATTATGGCAAGCACAATTAAAGTAAATAAAATAGTAAAAAATGATGGAAGCACAATAGAATTAGGTGGACCAAGCACAGCAGTAACTTTAGCTTGCGGTGCTACTCAATCAGGTTTTGGTAGAACCGGCACAGTAGATTGGTGCACAACTGCAAAAACAGGACCTTTAACAGCCGTTTCCGGTAATGGTTATTTTATTAATACAACAGGTGGAGTTATAACAGTTACTCTCCCTAGTTCACCATCAGCTGGAGATATAGTTGCATTTAAAGATTATGCAAACACTTGGGATACCAACGCTGTTACAGTAGGTAGAAATGGATCAAAAATTAATGGTGGATGTGCTTGTGCAACTTTAAACACAGACTCACAATCAGTAACTTTAATATATGTTGATGGAACTAAAGGTTGGCAAGATATTCACGATTCAACTTCTGACGTAACAGGTTCAGAATATGTTACTGCTACTGGTGGAACGATTACAACAAGTGGAGATTATAAAATTCATACTTTTACAGGCAATGGATGTTTTCAAGTAACAGCTGCTGGTAATGCAGGAGGTTCAAATAAAATTTCGTATTTAGTAATAGCAGGTGGTGGAGGTGGAGCAGGTAATCCAGGAGCTGTTGATGGTTCAGCAGGTGCAGGAGCTGGTGGATTTAGAGAAGGTAAATGCACATCTGACCCTTATACAGCTAGTCCATTAGCCACTACAGCTTTAAGTGCATCCGTTGCAACTTTTCCTATAACAGTAGGTGCTGGTGGAACAGCAGGACCTAGTTCAAGTAATGGTGGTAATGGTGCAAATTCAATATTTTCAACAATCACATCAGCAGGTGGTGGCGGTGGTAATTATCCTAATGCTGTTTCACCAACTACAGGAGCAGGAGGATCAGGATCAGGAGCTGCTGCATCACCAAGTCCAGGAACTTTTGCTGCAGGTAATACTCCCCCAGTTAGTCCCCCACAAGGGAATCCAGGTGGTGCTTATGTATCTTGTGGTGCTAGTGCAGCTGGAGGCGGAGGAGGAGCAGGTGCAGTAGGTGGTACTGCTCCAGGTAAGACAGTGGCAGGTGCTGGTGGAGCAGGAGCAACAACTTCTATTAACGCATCACCAGTTCAAAGAGCTGGAGGTGGTGGAGGTTCTGCATATCCAGCAGGAACAGGTGGAGCTGGTGGAGCTGGTGGTGGAGGAAAAGGAGGATTAGCTCCAGGAAACCCAAGTCCAGCAGGTTTAGCAGGAACAGCCAATACTGGAGGTGGAGGAGGAGCTGCAAATGCAAATCCAGGAAATCCAAATCCAGGAGGTGCAGGAGGATCAGGTATAGTAATAATGAGATACAAATTTCAAAATTAATTAAATTATGAGTAAAATAAAAGTAAACGAAATAGAAAATAGAACAGGTACCACACTCACAGTTGGTGGCGGAGCTTGTAAAACTGCTGTAGTAGACGCTACTACTGTAACTTTAGGTAGATCAGGTGCAACAGTTTCTTTAGCTCCTGGTGCATCTCAATCAGGTTTTGGTCGTACTGGAACTGTAGATTGGTGTACAACTGCTAAAACATCTCCATTTACTGCTGTATCCGGAGATGGTTTTTTTGTAAACACTACAGGTGGAACGGTTACAGTGACTTTACCGTCTTCTCCATCTGCTGGTGATATTGTATCATTAGCTGATTATGCAAGTACCTGGGGTACTAATAAAGTTACTGTTTGTAATAATAGTTCAAAAATAAATGCAGGTGCGTTTCCAGTTGATTTAACAACATCAGGACAATCGGTAACTTTAGTTTATGTGGATGGAACTAGAGGATGGAAAACAGTTCAAGATTCTACAGAAGATATGACAGGAGAACCTAATTTCGTATCCGCCACTGGTGGAACAATAACAACTTGTGGTGATTACAAAATTCATACTTTTACTGGATCTTCAAGTTTAGTTCTTACTCAAGGTGCAGTTCCAGCTAATAATAAAGTTTCTTATATGGTAGTAGCAGGTGGAGGCGGAAGTGGGTCAAATCACGGCGGCGGAGGCGGAGCTGGTGGATTTAGAGAAGGTAAACTCTCTAGTGATCCTTACACAGCATCACCTTTAGCAGCCACACCTTGTTCAGCATTATCTGTTACAACACAGACTTATCCTATAACAGTCGGAGCAGGCGGTAATGGTGCTACTGTTCCAACTCCTTACGCAGGAGCAACAAATGGTTCACCATCAACTTTTTCAAGTATAACTTCTACAGGTGGTGGTAGAGGAGGCACAAGACACGATGGAGCTAATCCAGGTTATCACAATGGAAGTCCAGGAGGTTCAGGTGGTGGAACAGGTGGAGAAAATGGTGGAGCAACTGCAGGTTCAGGAAATGATCCATCGGTATCACCCTCACAAGGAAATAGTGGTGGAGCATGGAGTCCTACTTATTGGGGAGGTGCTGGAGGTGGAGCAACTGCAGCAGGAGCAGGTTCGAAGGGTGGAGCTGGCGGAACTGGTGCAGGCACAGGAATTAATCCAGCATCCCCAGTAGGAACACCAGGACCAAGCGCTCCATTAAGATATTTTGCAGGTGGAGGCGGAGCAGGAAATTCACCCGCAACTCCTACACCAAATGGAGGTTATGGTGGTGGTGGAGCTGGCTACTGCTCAGGAGATCCTACCTCGGCTTCAAACTTTCAAGGAGCAGCTAACACAGGAGGAGGCGGTGGAGGTTCATATCTTCCAGGGGTTGCAGCTTGCGCCACTGGTATTGGAGGATCAGGTATAGTAATAGTAAGATATAAATATCAATAATTAATTATGGATTTACTTTTAAAAATAAGTATAATATAAGGAGAAACATTATGGCACATTACGCAAAATTAGGAGCAAACAATAAAGTTATAGCAGTTAATGTTGTAAACGACAGTGATTGTATGAACGCTAGTGGCGTTGAAGATGAAGAAGTAGGTAGACAGTTTTTGGAAAGAATCCACAGCTGGCCTCTTTGGAAAAAAACATCTTACAATACAATAAGAGGACAACACTCTAAAGGCGGAACACCTTTAAGAGGTAACTACGCAGGTATAGGTATGACTTATGATGAAGATAATGATATTTTCATTAGTAAAAAACCTCATGCTAGTTGGACTTTAAATGTGGCAGAAGCAAGATGGCAATCACCAATAGGTGATGCTCCAGCATTATCTGAAGAGGAAGCTCTTACTCATACACATGTGTGGAATGAATCTACAGGCGCTTGGGATAAAGTCGCTAAATAATTGATCTAGATCAAATCTTTTTAATCATATTGACATTTTATAAAAAATGACATACTCAGAGTATAGGTATGCACAAGAAAGTATTAACAGAAGTAGACTTATATACAGGTGAAGTTTCTATGCCTAAAGGCTTTGAAATTGATCGTGATAAAATAAGAAACGACATTATAGAATCTTACGTAAAACCAAAAAGAATTAACACTAATCCAAGAACTTATGCTTTTGATGATTATGTTGTACCATTTTCTCAACCTCTACAATGGATGCAAGATTACGTTAGAGATCATTGGAGATCTGAGTATGGTAGAACTTTAGTAAATAAAAATATCCACGGTAATGTTATGCATCCTAAAGAAAAATCTTGGACAAGAGGTCAAGTTGATCCTGTTGATTTACGTAACTCACCAGATTACACATTAATATATGGTGTTGATGTTAAAGAAGGTTCTTCAGAATGTATTATTGAATATGATGACAACAGAAGAAAAAATAGAACTTGGCACGTCCCTATAAAAGATAATCACTTTATAATGTTTCCAGCTACTAATAAGTATTCTTTTTCACCTAATACTTCTAATGGCTTAAATATAATTTTAACAATTAACTATGAATATATCTAATTATTATTGGTACTTTCAATCTGCCATACCGGAAAGAATATGCGATATGATTGTTAAATATGGTAGAGCAGAAAAGAAAAGAGAAGTGATGGCTATCACAGGTGGCATTGGTAGAGATAGAGATTTAAATAAACAACCTCTTACTAAAGCTGAAATAAAAGATTTACAAAAGAAAAGAGATTCAAATATTGTTTGGATGAACGATAAATGGATATACAAAGAAATTCAACCCTACGTTAGAATGGCAAATGAAAACGCAGGATGGAACTTTGAGTGGGACTTCTCCGAATCCTGTCAATTTACAATTTATAAAAAGGGTCAATACTATGATTGGCACTGTGATAGTTGGGATAAGCCTTATGTAACTCAAGATCAGACAAATGGAAAAGTTAGAAAACTATCAGTTACTGTTAGTTTGACAGACCCAAAAGGATACAAAGGTGGAGAGTTAGAGTTTGATTTAAGGAATAAAGATCCTGATAAAAAACCTAACATTAGAGTTTGTACTGAAATAT